CATGGAACTGCTGCCGGTATATCAATGGACGTTAATGGTGATATGACATTAGGCGGTGGAATCGCTTGTGCAGATGAGGTTATCGGAAGACCAAGATTTACGGACTATGCTGAAACTATTAATGCTATAGGTGCAACTGGTGGCGGCACTCAAGACATTGATATTACTGCTGGCAATGTCGTTTCAGCTACGGTAGACACAAGTGCCAATACCTTCACATTCAGCAACCCGTCTGCTACTGGAAAGGCTTGCTCATTCACCCTGTTTCTTACCAATGGTGGATCACAAACCGTGAACTGGCCGGGATCAGTTGACTGGGCTGGTGGATCAGCACCCTCCCTGACATCTTCTGGTGTAGATGTTCTTACCTTCTCGACTCTGGATGCAGGAACTATATGGTATGGATTTGCCGCTGGCACAGATATGAAGTGAGGATAAAAGAATGGGATTAGAAAGCGGAACATATATTAGCCAATTAAATTCAGATAATCCAGCTACTTCTGATGATGTAGCAGAAGGCGACGATCATTTAAAATTAATCAAAGCTGTTCTGAAAAATCAATTTAGCGGCCTTTCAGGAACAACCGCTATTACTTCTTCTGAAGCAGAATTAAATATTCTGGATGGTGTAACCTCTACGGCTGCTGAACTTAATATATTAGATGGTGTAACTTCAACCGCAGCAGAATTAAATATCTTAGATGGTGTTACGTCTACTGCGGCTGAATTAAACATTCTAGACGGTGTTACGTCTACTGCCGCTGAATTGAATATTCTTGATGGGGTTACCTCTACAGCGACAGAGTTAAACTACAATGATATTACAACTCTCGGCACGGTGCAAACGTCAAAGACGGTAACTGCTGACGGATCGGGAGTAGTTAATCACGCAGACTACCAAGTTGTCAGGCCTTACTTTAAGGACTATGCGGAAACCGTAAGTGCTATTGGCGGAACGGGTGGTGGTACACAGGATATTGATGTAACGGCTGGTAATGTCGTAACAGCAACAGTTGATACCAGCACAAATACTTTTACGTTTAGTAACCCATCAGCCACTGGACGCGCTTGTTCATTTACATTGATCTTAACCAACGGTGGAAGCCAAACGGTAAATTGGCCCAGTTCAGTAGATTGGGCTGGAGGTACTGCACCATCATTAACATCAAGTGGAGTAGATATATTGACATTTACAACGGTAGATGCGGGAACCATTTGGTACGGCTTTGCTGCCGGGACGGACATGAAGTGAGGAAAATATTATGCCATTAGGAGCAAACAAAGCCGCCATTATGGGAGTGGCCGGAGTATCTACCGCAGATGTAGTTCTGCTTTCTACGCAGACTGCATCTAGCTCTGCGTCGTTATCATTTACTTCTGATCTTACGTCAACTTATGGGGAGTATATTTTCGGACTTTATACCCTTCATCCGCAAACTGACACAGCTGATATGACGTTTAATGCGAGTATAGATGGCGGCTCTAATTATAATGTAACTAAAACTACAACTTATTTTCGCGCTTACCAGACGGAAGCAGGTGCTGATGCTACGCTTAGTTACGATGACGCTAAACATATATATCAAGGAACTGGCTATCAAATACTAAATGCTAGTGTTGATAATGATGCTGATGGAAATTGCGTTGGGAAATTACATTTATTCAATCCCGCATCAACAACTTATGTGAAGCAGTTTTACTATACTTCGTCAACTTCACACTCAGCTCCAGCCGCTAGAAATGAATATGTGTCTGGGTATTTTAATACGACCAGCGCAGTTAATGCTGTGGCTTTCAAATTTTCAAGTGGAAATATTGATGTCGGAAAAATCAAAATGTGGGGAGTAAAGTAATTATGGCAATGACACTGATAACAACTAATACAGAGTCAGGTGATGCTAATTCTGCATTTACTTCCAGCATAGACAGCACTTATAAACTTTATGTTTTTAAGTGGTTCAATGTTAATCCAGCAACTGATAACGTACAGTTTACTGTTAACTTTTCAGATGACACTTCCAGTCATTCTTATGATCTAGCAAAAACTACAACATTTATTCATTCATATTCTGATGAAGATGTTGATGATGGCGCGTTGGCATACAGCACCAGCGGAGATTTAGCGCAGGGGACGGGTTATCAGACTCTTGCTGCCGGTGTTGGCAGCGATGCTGATCAACATTGCTCTGGTACGCTTCATTTATTTAATCCTTCTAATACAACTTATGTAAAACATTTTTATTCAAACATTGTTTTTTCTCATCAAGAGGATTGGGTAGTAAACAATAAAGTTGCCGGATATATAAATACAACCGCCGCAGTTACAGCAGTTGATTTTAAGTTTTCATCAGGCAACATGGATGGCACTATAAAAATGTACGGAGTAGGCTAATGGGTATACCAACACTGATAAAAACACTGACTGCTTCTGGTGACTCTTCACTTTCTTTTGTAGATGGGGCTTCCAGCGTAGTGCTTGATAGTACATATGATGAGTATATGTTTGTGATGACGGATATAAATCCTGCTACTGATAAAGCAGAATTTGGATTTCAAGTTAATGCTACAGATGATGCTGGTGGTGGTTATGACACAAGCACAATTCAATCGACAGTATTTCGGCCTTATCATTATGAAAACGACAGTGCCACCGATTTAGCCTATGTTGCTGCATGGGATCAAGCAAACGGAACTGCTTTCCAAATTCTTATCCCGGATATAGGTAATGGCGCAGATGAATGTGGTGCTGGAATATTGCATTTATTTAGTCCAGCCTCAACAACCTATGTTAAACATTTTTATCATATTTCAAATTCCTATCAGGGAAGTGATATAACTGAAAACGTGTTTGTAGCCGGGTACATAAACGACACGACAGCAATCGACGAAATTCAGTTCAAAATGAGCAGTGGCAATTTTGATGGCGTAATTCAGTTATTTGGTATTTCTTAATTATTAGGAGTAAATTAGATGGCAAGAACAAAAGTAGTAAACGGTGTAAGAATGGACCTGACACCGGAAGAAGAAACAGCAAGAGATGCAGAAGAAGCTGCATGGGCAGCGGGTGCTTTTGATCGCGCAATTGCGCGGTTAAGAGAAGACCGTACCCGACGACTGTCTTCTACAGACTGGTACGCCCTACAGGACGTAACCATGTCTGACGCAATGACAGCGTATCGTCAGGACTTGCGTGATCTTCCGGCGGGATTAACCACCGTATTAGAAGTAGAAGCCGTTAGCTGGCCGGTAAAGCCCTAACATGGCTTTAATCCCGATTGATCAAGTCGGGCAGATGGGGATTGTCAAGGATATAAATGCTTGGCAACTGCCTCTCAACGTCTGGACGGATGGCAATAATATAAGGGCAGAGCATGGGGCTATAGAGAAAACCCCCGGCTATAAGGAGGTTATGGCTACTTGTCCTGTTGCGCCTATTCATATTGTTAATCTGGAAGTAGGTACAGCTAATTACTGGATCATAGCCAGTACTGCTGCTATCCATGTCCACAATGGATCAACTTGGGCGAATATAACCAGATCATCAGGGGCTTATAATGCTACCGCTAAAGAAGGCTGGACATCTACCGTATTAGGTGGTGTCCTGATTATGGCTAATGGCCTTGATCAGCCGCAATTCTGGGCATTAAGTTCAGGTGTACCTGCTACATCCACAAGGATGGCAGACCTTACTAATTGGTCTTCTGGGGCCGGTTCTGATCATTATCCATTTTCTGTAAGGGCATTCCGCACTTTTTTGATTGCCTTAAATATAACAGAGGCAGGGGTTGCATTTAATAAAAAGGTTAAATGGTCAACAGAGGCGGCTATACAAACTATCCCAACATCATGGGATGAAACATCGGCTACTGTGGACGCTGGTGAATATGAATTAGCAGATACAAAAGGAAAAATTGTAGATGGTGTGGCACTTACTGATACCTTTATGATCTACAAAGAAGATTCTACATACTCTATGACGTATGTTGGTACGCCATTTATCTTTGCATTTCGCCAACTGTCACCAACTATTGGCGCATTAGCTAAGAATTGTGTAGCGGAGTTTTCAGACGAGCAGGGAACAAAACATTTCATCTTTGGTAATGGTGATATGTATGTCAATGATGGCAGACAGATTAAACCCATACTTCCACATAAGATGCGGGATTATGTGTTTGGTGATATTCATGGCACACATTATGAAAAATCCTTTGTTGTGGCAGATTATGCTAACACAGAGATTTGGGCTTGTTATGTAACTTCTGGTAATTCAGCCGGTCAGTGTGATAAAGCATTGGTTTACAATTGGGTGAATAAAACATTCACAGAGAGAGATATTCCAAATCTGGGATTTATTGGATATGGTACACAAGCTGATCCAACCTCTACTGCTTCATGGAACGCTGCTACTTCAACATGGACATCTGAAAACAAAACTTGGAGTGAAATTACTTCATCTTCTTTTATAAGTAAAGAGGGTAAGACTCTGGTTATGGCTTCTACCACTGATACAAAATTGTATAGAAATAATACCGGAAATACTGAAGATGGTAGTAATATGACATCGTTTATTGAAAGAACCGGATTATCTATGGACGCGCAGGGCCAACCGAATCATGCAATGGTTAAGCAGGTTACATCGGTATGGCCAAAAATGTCAGCATCTGGTGTTACTACTGTAAATGTTTATGTTGGTAGCCAAATGTCTACAGAAGATAGTGTTTCATGGGAAGGGCCGTATACTTTTAATCCTAATACCCAATCAAAGGTTCCTGTTAGGGTAACCGGAAAATATATTGGTGTGAAATTTGAATCTACTGGTGACCAAACATGGAGATTGGACGGCTATTCCTTGGACGTTAGTAACGCCGGGATTAGAGGTTCCAAGATGAATTGATGGCTACCTATACCGATAGGGTAGAAAAGTCTGTAACTCATTATGAACCCGGCCCCTTACCGTCTAATCCAGAGTCTTTAGGCGTATATACGGTTGAAGAACTGAAGCGTCTTGGTAATGTACTTTTCAATCAAGCCACCTTCAGGCTGGAAAGAACCAATGTAGTACCAGATAAACCCAGACCGGGTGATATTAGGTATTTTGATGGTACAAATGCAGACCCTGTAGGTAATGGTATTGAGGGTCTTTATGTCTATAAGAAGGGTTCACACTGGGTGAATGTGTTAGCTTTAGATGAGGGTACTGTAGAGATTACGGGTGCTTCTGGGGATTTAGCACTGGAAATAGACAACAATGTTGCTAATTCAGCAAACTTAAAAATACGTTGTGATGCGGGTAGCCCCCGCGCTGATTTCTATGTAGACAACCAAGTCCACATTACATTAAAGGGGCAGAGGGTTGGTATTTTAGATACTACCCCAACATATACTTTAGATGTTTTTGGTGATGGTAGATTTGTTCAGCAATTAACGGTGGATGCTGGGATAGCGTGTGCTGATACGGTCATTAGCAGACCCCGCTTTACGGACTATGCAGAAACGGTCAATGCCATAGGCACAAAGACCGCTGCATTCAACATTGATCTTGAAGATGGTAATGTCCAGACCCTAACGTTATCGGGTGGCGGGACTTTTAATATCGGAATTACCAACGCTCTGAGTTCCCATTCAAATTCGGTCACCATTTTAGGAACCAATCTCGGCAGTTGCACTGCGACCTTTTATGCCGGAGCGCATGGTGGTGGCGGGAATAAAGTTTACTGGGCAGATGGGGATGACACCAGTAATAACCTGATGACCTCTTCTGGTACAGATGTTGTAACCTTCACAACCTTTGATGGTGGAACTAACTTCTATGGCTTTGTTGCAGGAAAGGGGATGACTAACTCTTGAAACAGACTGATAAAACTGCTATTAGTGAAAGGGTTAAGAAATTTATTGATACGGTACGAGTTGGAACAGACTGTAGGATAGCCCTAGTAAGCCCAGAGGATGTCTCTGTAGTCTGGCCGTCAATCCTTGAGTACATCGAAGAGGTAGTCTCTCATTCCCAAGGAGAAGCAACCTCAGAGAACTTCTATGAGGATTTAACGAGTGGTTCCATGCAACTGTGGGTATCTATTGAAGGAAAGGAAGTCTTGGCTTGCATGATAACACAAATATCCCCTTATCCAAATAAACGGGTTCTCAGAATCGTTGCTCTGGGTGGGGTAGAGATGGACAAATGGATTCAGTTCCTACCAGACATTGAACACTGGGCGATGAATATGGGCTGCACCTCTTTAGAAGCATGGGGCAGAAAAGGATGGCTCAGGGTATTAAAGGATTGGAAATGCTCGTACCACATACTAACAAAAGACTTGACATCTAGGATGCACTGATATGGCACATACAGCAGCACACATAGCAAAAAATGAGAAGAAAAAAGCCCAAAATACTATTGATAAGTATAAGAATAGGGATAAGAGTAAACTTGGCCCAAGACAATTAGCGGCATTTGAGGGAGCATTAGCAACTAGAAAAAATGCTGGTGTTGTTATAAAGGCTAGTGCGGCAGCCGGACGAGAAGATGACGCAGGCGACTTGAGAACAGAACATGATCGCCTTATGGGCGAAAGGGCTGACGCTCAAAAGGCTTTAGATGATGCAATAGCAGCGGGTAAAACTAAAGGTGAACTTACTGATTTAAGAACTGCTTTATTCCAAGCGGGCTTGCGCGCTAGTGCATATGGCGATGAGATGCGTGGGATTACTGGTCGCCAGATGGGGCAGGGAACTGCATACACTGGTCCTGGGATGAGAATTGCACTTGATGAAGAAGGAAAAATAAAAAGAGATGACCAGGGTAGGATAGTATATGATGTAGATTCTGCGGCTTATGAAAAGAGATTCAGACCGACTTTTCAACCCACTGAAGAACAGAAAACGATGTGGAAGGAGTTGTTTCCAGAGTCTGAAGTCGCCATTACCGAAGGTCTGCTTACCCCGTGGCAGCAGGTCAATATGCAATGGATGACCGGGACGAGGAATAAGAAAGGTGAATTAATAACTGATCTTACAGGAATCGAAGCAACTGATAAACAAATTAAGTTGTTTGGTGATACCCTAAAAGAAGGGAGAATTCCTAAAGAATGGCGAGAAGCGTGGAGAACAGAGACGTGGGGGGATGTAAAAGATACCGATCCTAATTCTCCTACATATGGGTTATGGACCCCTTCTACAGGGGAAGCAAGAAAACAAGTCGTAGCCCAGCAACAAGAGAGGTACGATAAAGGTTACTTCAACCCCACTACTGGAAAGCCTGGTCAACTATCACAATGGGGTGAGGGGACTGGTTTAATATCTCCAGAGGATTTTATTCCTAAAGATTGGCCTGGTCCTGGCGCTCCTGTACCCGAACTTGGCATAACTGGAGATCCTTGGGGGACACTGTGGGAGCAACAACAAAAGGTTAAAGTTGACCAAGGCCCAGCAGGTGATCCTGGAGTTGGGTCTGATTATATGTTGGCTTATCGTCCAGGTACGAGGCGGTATTGGGATCAATATATGGGTGATAAACAACGGCAGAGTTTGATGAAGTTCCAATCCCCAAAGATGACTCAAGCGGCACTATCTTATCTACCGGGAGAGCAGCGCGACCCAAAACAGTGGGCACAATTTATTGGAATGGGTGGTCTGGGGACTAAAACTCGAAAATTAGATAATCAATTTCAAGGATTTATTCCCCAAGGGTCTTGGCGTCGTAGTCCCGATCTGTATAAGACAGCAGCCGCAGACTACAAGGG